CAATTACCTCGGAAATGTCGACGCCTTCAACCAAAGCCCAGATCAGTTCAACAGCAGCTGCACTACCAGGGTGATCGTAGGTGGCGCGTTCTTCTTCCTCAAAAGCCAGATAGCAATCTAGAACCAGACCGCCGCTTGTCTCGAAACGATGGTTGTAAAGACCTTTACAGTCTTCTTTGGTTGGCTTGTAGCCGGTTGTCCAGATGGGAGTTTTCATGATGTTCTTTCAGGGGCCGAAGCCCCGCTTGGTTTATGCTGAAAAACGCACTGCGCGGTTGGCTGAATTCAAGGCACGTTCGCGGCAAACTTTAGCCATAGCCAAATTGCCTGCTGCAAAATACTCATCACCTTTTTTGTCAAGTGATGCAGCCAGTTTCCAATCCCGATCTGCTTTTTGAGCGTTGGTCAATTCTGCAAATCCCATGCCCCAACTAAAAGCCATAGAAGTTGCTTCGCTGGGTGTAACTGATTGAAATGTTGTCATGATGTTTTCCTAAAAGACCCCTTACGTTGTGTTGGGGATTGACTGAATCATAAGCCAGCTTAAATCATGTCGTCAACTACTTTGTTAATCTCCCTTAACTTTTGTCAGGTATTGACAGCTCTCACTCTGTAAAGCTGGCTTACAATGCGGCATGACTAAAGAACAAGCGATCACTCTTGCTGGCTCACAGGCCAAGCTGGCGGCATTGCTGAAGATCAGTGATGCTGCTGTCAGCCAGTGGGAAACGATTCCTGAGAAGCGCATCTGGCAGCTAAAACTGTTGCGACCAGGGTGGTTTGTACGATAAAATTTGGGCACGGCTAGTCTTAGCGGACGAAAAGAGGATTCTTCACCCTCCTGCCGATGTTCTTTCACAGTGAAGCAGACCAACGAAGTAAGGTCAAAAAATGCACTATTACCGTCACCACATTGGTGACTTTCTCAAAGACACCGGACACCTAAGTAACGACCAGATGGGCGTTTACCTACGGATGCTTTGGCGCTACTACTTAGACGAAAAGCCGCTGAAAGACGAATGCGAAAGCATTGCGTTTGCTATGCGATCGGATGAAAAAACAGTCAATCTGATCCTACGTCATTTCTTTGTTTTGCAAGATGATGGATGGCGTCACAACCGTTGCGACAAAGAGATTGCCGACTATCACGAAAAGAAAGGCAAGGCGGCAAACAGTGCGAACGCACGCTGGAGCAATGCGAATGCTATGCGAACGCATACCGAACGCAATGCGAACGAACCTGTTTTCGATGCTAACCAAGAACCAATAACCAATAACCATAAGAATACCAATATATGTCCACCTGACGGTGGCCCTGCGTTGCCAGACTGTCAGCATCAAGCAGTCATAGACCTCTATCACCAGCAGCTGCCAACACTACGCCGGGTGGAAGTCTGGAACGCTGCCAGGCAAGGCTATCTACGGCAACGCTGGCGTGAAGTAGCGGCAGAACTGGGCAAAGACAAGCCGATCAGCGCAAGCGCGGTGCTGGACTGGTTCAATGACTTCTTTGGCCACATTCAAAAATCTAGGTTCCTAGTCGGCAAGGTGAGCGGAAAAGATGGACGAGCGTTTACCGCCGATCTGGAATGGATCCTCAAACCTAGCAATTTCGCAAAAATCGTGGAAGGAAAATATCATGGCACTAACTAATTTCAAAAAAGACGACATTCCTGAAGGCAAGAGTGATCTGCTGTGCAGCGTTAACGGATGCGGCAACCTGTGGTCAGTTCGCCTGGAAGGATCACCACCTAAGTGTTCGCATCACCAGTGGGGCGCAAAGCCTGTCAATCAATCCACATCGACGTACAAGCAATGGGCAGATCGCCAGCCGCTGAGTAAGCCTGTCGCTGATTGGTACAAACAACCTGACCAGCAAAAGGAGTGGTAATGGATGATTTTGTTGTAGTTCAATCGCACCCTGAAATGATTAAATTTATTGATGGGTTACAAAAAAAGAACGCCGAGGCTCTTTCTTTTTATCCAAAACAAGTTTTTGAGCGTGAACAAGAAAAAGGAAGGTTATTCCTTGGAATGTTAAATGGTGAACCTTGCGGATATTTGTATGTTGGAAGTGGTGCTTATGGCGATGTGAAATGTCACCAAGTTTGCATTCAATATGATGCAAGAAGGAGACTTTATGGCGCTGCAATTGTTGCTGTTCTAGAGCAATATGCTATTCAAATAAAAGCAAATTCAATAACCTTGCGCTGTGGTTTTGATTTAGAAGCTAACGATTTTTGGAAAACGATGGGATATCAATGCATTGTTCATCAGCAAGGTGGTGTCAGAAGAATGAGAACAATCAACGTATGGCGCAAGCAACTTTCGGTTGAATTGTTTGAAACGATAGCAATCGAACCTGCAAGCGGGGTTGCGGACGCTTCTGTTTGGAGAAAACATAAAAAAACTGGTGTTATCACTCAATTTGCAAGAGGCAAGTCAATGCAAGATTACCGCGCTAGTTTATTGAAAAATTCTGAACAAAATATGCCTCTAACCCGCATGGATATTGACGTTATAGCTACAAAAGGAATAGCATGAAATTCTGGACTATTGAAACTGATCAAGGCGAAACCATTGGCTGCGAGTTGACCAAAAAAGCAGCATTTGCGTATGCGGAAGCCCACGGCTACAACCGCAGCGAGTTAGAAATTGAGTGCGTAGAGTGTGAAGTTACCTCCGAGACAGTGCGTCGGCTTCTTGGAAATCTTGGCGGCTTTGCAAAAGCATGAACTACTACCAAGCCCACAAGCTGCTAGACGAAACCCGCAATGGCCATGACCACACCGAAGCCGACATCACCGCAGCCCTGGAACTCACTGGAGACATTGATATCGACATACGCACTGATGGCGTTAGCTGGTGGGGATCAAGCCCTCAAGGATGGACGCCGAGAGTACCTACTTCAACGCTTTCGGGAATTGGAACAAGATTTTCCGGGGTTGAGATCAATGATCATCGAGCGAATTAGGGCAATCAAATGATGCAAATCATGTTCACAGTGCCTGGACAGCCGCACGGCAAAGGACGACCGCGGTTTGCTCGACGAGGAAGCTTCATCCAAACCTACACGGACGCCAAGACAAGCAGCTATGAAGACCAGATCAGGTTTTACGCATTGCAAGCAATGGGCAGCAGCAAACCGCTGGAAACGGCGCTAGAGGCTTTTATTTACGTCAGGCTACCAGTGCCTAAGTCATACCCAAAAAAGCGCGTGGTGGCGTGTTTAAACGGCTCTGAGTGGCCTTGTAAGAAGCCAGACCTTGACAATGTTGTGAAATCCTTCATGGATGCAATGAATGGCATTGTTTACGGTGATGACTCGCAAGTGGTGGAGATTCACACAACAAAGGTGTATGCCGAGACTGCTGGCGTGGATGTACTGATAAAGGAAAAAGAATGAAAGTCACTTGCTGGGAACCCGTCCAAGCGCACAAAGAAATGATGACCGTTGTTTGGCCGATGCTGAAATCCATGCTGATGGCAGGCCACCGAATGACGATTGAAATCAAGCAGAGCAAACGAAGCGTGGAACAAAACGCGATGTTTCACAGCATGATCGACAAAATCAGCAAGCAAATGGCTTCGGCAGGCAGCACCTGGACAAGTGACGATTGGAAAAGATTATTGATTGACCAGTGGGCGCACGACACAAACCGCAAGATTGGCAAGGTATGCCCGAGTCTGGATGGCGAGAGAATCGTTCAGCTTGGCCTGCAAAGCCACAAATTCACTACGAGTGAGAGCAGCGAGTTTATTGAATTCTTGCTGGCCTGGTCAGCACAAAAGGGCATTGATGTTTCCTAAACACCAGTACGTGCGCGACAAAGCCTTGCTAAAACGGGTGGCGCAGCTTGATTGCCAGCACTGCGGCAGTGGCGAGATGGTGCAGGCAGCGCATAGCAATTGGGGCGGCGGAAAGGGCCGAGGCATTAAAGCTGACGACAACCTGGTGGCAGCGCTATGCCTGAAATGCCACTGGGAAATAGACCAAGGTGTTAAACTAACTAAACTCGAAAGGCAAGAAATGTGGCAGAAAGCACACCAGCGAACGATGAGGGCATTGCAGTGATTAGGACAATTATTGTGAGGCTTTATGCTGTGCTTGGCGCATTGATCTTGCTGGGCGGCATTGCAATGATGACCGACAGATTCGGGATGGGTCTGATTATGCTGGGTCTGTTTGGTGTGCCTTGGCTCCTGCTGCTCTGGTGTTTTTGGCCATTTTTCAAGAAAAGCAATGCGTAAATCCAAATACAGCGACAACAAACAAGAGATTTGCGCCAAGGTGCTGGAAGGCATGAGAGGCGGCAAAAGCACGTTCAAGTCATGCGAAGCGGCCGGCGTGAGTCATTCAACTTTTATCGGATGGGTTGGAGAAGATGCTGAACTTTCCGACAGTTATGCGCGTGCGCGAGAAGATTTGCTGGAACGCATGGCCCAGGAAGTTCTTGATTTGAGCGACAAAGAAGTGCCTGAGACTGGCGACGGCAGAAAAGATTGGCAAGCAATCCAGAAGCATAAATTGCAGGTGGACACGCGCAAATGGCTACTGTCCAAGCTGGCCCCAAGGAAATACGGCGAAAAGCTGGAAGTGTCTGGCGACCCGGCAAACCCGTTGGTTCAGCGTATCGAGCGCATAGTGGTCAAATCTTGACAACCCTGCAACTCCAAACGCCTGAGTGGGCATTGCCACTGCTGGACGCCAGCCGATATAAAGGCGCATGGGGCGGTCGTGGATCTGGCAAAAGCCATATGTTCGCGGAACTTATGATCGAAGCGCACATCATTGACCAGAAGCGGCGAAGCGTCTGCGTGCGTGAGATTCAGAAATCGCTGAACCAGTCCGTCAAGCGGCTGCTGGAGACCAAGATTCAGGACATGAACGCCGGCGCTTACTTTGAAGTGCAGGATGCCGTCATTAAGGCCAAGCAGGCCGATGGTGCGATTATTTTCCAGGGGATGCAGAATCACACCGCCGACTCCATAAAAAGTCTCGAAGGATATGACTGTGCGTGGGTTGAGGAGGCACAGAGCCTGTCCCAAACCAGCCTTGACCTGCTGCGTCCGACAATCCGTAAGCCTGACAGTGAACTGTGGTTTACCTGGAACCCGAGGCAGATCAGCGACCCGGTAGATTTCTTACTGCGTGGCCCGACACCGCCCAAAGATGCAACCGTCATCAAGGTCAACTTTAGCGATAACCCTTGGTTTCCGCAGGTACTCAGAGACGAAATGGAGTACGACAAGCGGCGCGATCCTGACAAGTATCAGCACGTTTGGCAAGGCAGCTACCTGACCAACAGCAGCGCACGAGTGTTTAAGAACTGGAAGATTGACGAGTTTGATGCACCACCTGACGCAATCCACCGGCTGGGCGCTGACTGGGGCTTTGCGATTGACCCGACGGTCCTGGTGCGATGCCACATCATTGGCCGCACGCTCTATATTGATCACGAGGCCTACATGGTTGGCTGCGAGATCGTCAACACGCCAGAGCTGTTTATGCAGGTTCCAGAGGCCGAGAAATGGCCAATCGTCGCAGATTCAGCCAGGCCCGAGACAATCAGCCATATGCGGAAGAATGGCTTTCCAAAGATCATGACGGCAGTAAAAGGCGCTAAATCGGTGGAGGAAGGCGTGGAGTTTCTAAAGGGTTACGACATTGTTGTTCACCCGCGCTGCACGCATACTATTGACGAACTCAGCCTTTATTCATACAAGCAAGACCCGCTGACGGCTAAAATCCTGCCGATACTGGAAGACAAGAAGAATCACGTTATTGATGCCCTGCGTTATGCTTGCGAGGGAATCAGACGGGCAATTGTTGTCAAGCCGCAGACTTTCGTGCCATTGCCGACTATGCACAAATGGTAGAAAATCGGACAACCAAGGATAAACATGGCCAGAATTTCCGAAGATC